CTCTATAATGGTAAAATGTGGAAAGCACAATATGAGAATGAAGGTGCGTTGAAATGGTTTCTTTGCTATTGTTTCAATGAGAATGAGAAGACGAATGAGATAGACATTGCATATCGTGAAATTTTGATAATTGACTAATAACAATACGGAAAGGAATAGAATGTTATATATAGCAGAAGTAGTAGCAATAATCGAAGAGGCGAAAGAACGTGGAGAACATTCGCACACATTCATAAATCTGTCTTCGTATGTACGACATATACTAATAAAAGTCGGATATAAAATACGTTTCTCTATAGATGAGAATTGGAATGGCGTATATAAAGTAGAGTGGTAATTTTAAGTAAAACAAAATAGATGAGCTTTATTGCAAGACAAAAGAATGGGCTTTTATGCCGATTCTCAACGGTGATAGATACTGTTAGTGATTATAATATGACAGATGAAGAATATATTGAAATGTGTGCCCAAAAAGCAAGGGAGGAAGCTCAAGAAACATTAAAACATTCTCTTCGTCCGTTTGAAGAGGTAAAAGCATCTTTTGTACCTACCAATATGAGCCGTGATGAGTTCAACAGGATTTTAAAATTAATGGAAAAAGAATAACTATAAACATGAAACGATTTAATACCCAAACAAGGTTTGTTCCCCTAAAGATAGATGAAGACTTTAATGTGGGGCATATTCAATCGAAAGACGGAAAAGTAAAAGACTTTAAAACGCGCAAGGCAGTTGAGAAGTATTGCAAAGAAAATCATTGCATTTATTGCGAAGAAAAATACATATTCTACAAATGATTATCCGTTCGAGAAAAGCCGCGCAAGAAAAAATCTTTGCGCGGCTTAATTTTATATTCTCAAATTACAGCAATCATTCGGGCTGTAGTTTACATTCTTCTTCCAGTACTGAAAATGACTATCCACGTCCTCACAAACTGAAATCTTCCTGAATCCTGAAATCTTATTTAGATATTCGATTTTTCGCTCCAACTGCAAATGATTATACCCTGCATGCTTCAGGGTGTATTCGGAATAGTCAATATCAAACCATTGCTTCACCCATGTGTTTACCCGCAAGAACTCCACCAGAATCTTATCACATCTGATACTGTTCAGAACCCTAAAATCAATAAATTGAGGGATAAATGGTGATAACCTGACAGAGACATCAAATCCTTGCTCCTGCAGCTTCTCAATAGCTTTAATCCGTGCAGATGGCGGACACGCCTTTTCAAATGTACGTGAAAGAGTGTCATCCGTAGAAGTCACAGATATTTGTATATGCGCCAGTTTTCTATCCATCAACCGGATATATATGTCATCTGCTACCATTGAGGACTTTGTCACGATAAGGTAATGTACCCCTTGTCGGTTCAGGTTCTGAATTGCTTTATAGGTTTCCCTGTAAACAGCCTCACAAGGTTGGAAACAGTCAGTCATTCCACCCAAACGCACAACTGTTCCCCGCTCTAATTTACAGATTTTCCTCTCTACCTTGTCCGTCCGGGAAACGGACGGGTTATCAGGATGCCACAATCCCCTGAAATTAAGAAGCGACTTTGCATAGCAATAAGAACAGTCGTGAAAGCATCCACAGCCATAAAGGTCTAAACGTGTCGGATAATTACATTTATTCCCTTCATTTCCGGAGACGGTCTTATAAAAGGACTTAAACTCTGGTGCTTGCGTGGATGTAGTCACCCATTGTGGTGCATTTACTGTATATCTGGCAGTTGTGCTTGTAATTTCCTCTTTTAACATACTCATACTCTTTTTGGATGAATGTTTATAACCGCTTGTCATAGCTTGAATAGCCTTCCACCTGCGGTATTTTTCGTATATATCCCATTTGAATGTTGTCCAAGCAACGTACCAGTGTCCTTTCCATAGCGGGCAGAATATCACGCTCGTAAAAATCACGCGGGCGGGCTGAATAATCTATTTTGATTATTTCCTGTTCACATATATCACCCGTATCGAGTCCGTTATCTGCCCAAAACCATGTGGCGGCAGTGATTGGTTCTTGGCGTTTATAAGCCCATTTGATTGAAGACGCGCCACGTCCATACGGCAGTGGTGACGGGTGAAATATCAATGTCCCGTAAAGCGATTCTTTCAACACTTCCACCGACACCTTTTCCGTCAGAAGCGGGGCAATGGCTAAATCATACACTCCGGTGCTTTCGTTCCAAACACGGTGACCTTTCTCGCGTACACAGGCTTCCGCTATTTTGTAAGCCTGTGAGTCCTTATTTCCTAATATCTTGATGATCATATTCCCCAATATATTTAAATGCCTGTACTGCCCTGAAATGACCTCCGTATCCGGTAGAACATTTATCAGACTTTCCCTTTCTCTGCATGGACTTTGCCATCGAACTTGCGCTTCTCGCTTTATTCGAGCCATAAAGACTGGCTCCTGTTTGTACCCATTTCTTTGAGTGCCGTAAAGCTCCGCATAACTGGGGGTGTGAAGTGTGGAAAAATACAGGTAGCTTTTTCCCGCAACGTCCATTCCCTTTCAGGTGGTATTCGCATACTGCAGCTAAAAATTTAGTACCAACCCCGATGCCTTGCCATTCGGGCATCACCACCAAGCGAGTTGAGCGATATGCGCCAGCTGTGAAAAGGGGGGCTACCGCCAAATGACACACAGGCTCGTTCCCAATGAAACCCACGAAATATTCCGCAGCAACGGGCAATGGCAAGTCTAAATAATAATGCTGTTTAAACAGTCTTGGGAATACAGTTCCCCTGACTTTATAAATTTGAAGTTCGAGTTTTGGACGTTGCCGAAGACAGTCACGGCTATAAAACCGTGCCTCCGCAGTATCGTACACCCAATCCGGCTGCAACCATTCAATAATATCATAATGACAGGACAGAAGGACAATCTTACCTTTGCCACGTCTCCAAGTTTTTGAGAATGCTGCTGCACCCACTTTCGCGATCTGACGGTCAATCACGGACGTAAATTCATCAACGACTGCACGCTCCGGACGTTCGCAAGCCAGGCGAGCTAAACCAGCGCGGAATTTCTCACCGTTCGACAGTACATTGAAAGGTCTTAACCATGCCGGAACATCACCCAAACCTACAGCCGAAAGCATTCCAGTGACTGTATTAAAATCCCCGTCCGGAGCGATGCAGTCAATAATAGGTTTATTGCTGTCCCAACCGGAGTAAAGGTCATAAATCGGCTCGTTAAAGATTTTGCTTCCGATACTGGTTTTTCCACTTCCTGACGGTCCGACTATCAAACCTATTTGCCATTCCTTGTCCTCGATGGGCAATTCAGCTACCTTTTCCCAATCACAACCTTTTTCCGCATTGAAAAGGCTCTTTACCCTTGCAGCGCGATAGCTGTCAAAATCGCTGCAATGGTGTCGTACTTCTACTCTCATACACTTACTACCTTTAAAGTTAAACCTTCAGCTTTCAGGCGTTCATAAATAGCCTGCTGTTCCTTTTCATCTGTGCAAATGACGATAACGCCATATTGCGGTTTATACGTATATTTTCCCATAACTAATAATTTTGAGTTCGGGACAAAAGTACTCCGGGGCTGTCAATCCGGCACGATACATGAAGCCGTTTACACTGCAAACGTTTTGCAGTCACTTTGGAAACGCTTGATAAGACTATATACCTTTCTCTCACTGACAAGGTACTTGTCAGATAATGCTGCGACTATATAAGACACTTTCTCACCATGTCCTAACAGTTTCATATAATCCGCATACAGATCGATATAGCGACAATCCTCAAGCCGTATTCCGGCATCCTGCAATTTTTTCAAGAGCTCCCGATTAAAGTTTAATATCTCTATGACTTTCATAATACAAATTTGATTATCTTTGCAATGCCAATCACATAAAGCAAAAATGCGAGTAGACGCAGCAAGGGTCTTTGCCCCCGGCTGTGCGTCTACTCGCATTTTGTTAGTATGTGATTGGCGTCTTTACTAACAGGCTGGGGGCTTTTTATAGCCTTTCCCCCGCAGGCTTATATTCAATTTTGACAAATCATTGGAAATCCGTATATTTGCGCTATAATAATGTTTTTTTATGCGGAATCCTGAAATGACCAAAATACGTGACCGGAAGATGGTAGAGACTTTCTATCTTCTTTATGATAAAAAGCGCATCCGCTTAGAGGATGTTCTTTTGCGTATGAGTCATGACCTGTTCTTCCTTGATCAGAACTACATCTATAAACGAATCTTTTATATATCGGAGAATTTATCATATTACGAGCAATTAAAAGAGGGCAAAAAGCCTGATTCAAAAAAGGATGATATAAGTCAACTAAGCCTTAGCTTTTAGGCGTTGTATCATAGATGGTACAGCGGTTCTTCGTCTTCCGCCTTCTCCGGTAAGCCCCCGTTGCTAATTTTCATTTCACGGTCTTTCATATCGGCATGGCTTGCAAGTTCCATTGTGGTATAATCCATAATTTCACATTCAAAGCTGATCCGGTACAAGTTTCCTGCACCCCCCGACTCTTCCCGTCCGACATGGGTACGTCGGAGCGTGCCGAAGTTCTTCCCCGATTTCCCGTGTAGCATCATCCCCAGCAATGTCAACAGATCAAGGAAGGACAACGCCTCTTCCTGCATTGCCGCACCTTCACAGGTATCGGAAAAGGTTTCGTAAAATAGCCGGAAATCAATCTGTGTGTGAAGCCGTTGAACGAGTAACCCTTCGTCCTCGATGCCCAGTGTATTAAATTCAATGAATACAGCCGGAGACGGGAACGGATGTTCCTCATCGAGAAAACTGACCTGCTCATGCCACATGTCAATATGTTCAATCTCTGGTGTATTTTCCATCTGTTCCCTTAGCTCGGAATACTCATCCGGGATAGATGCCAGGAACTCATTTTTGCCCCGGATTATTTCAACCAGTTCTTTGTAACAGTCTGTCCAAATCATAATTATATTGATTAAATATTTGAGAATCGTTTGTCAATCTCCGATGTTATCCATGCGTCCAGCTGCTTCATAAATGTGGCAGATTCACCCATGTACTGACGTTTTGGAATCCTTATTTTACTGCCCGCCTTTTTGAGTGCCATACCTTTGTAAAAGGAAGCCATTGTAGACAGCCGCGCATTGGCTTTATTTTGCCGTAATTCACCGTTTTTCTTCTTTTGCATAGTTCCGGTCGATTTCATATACAAAAACCAAAAATAACGCTTCATTCGCTCCGTCACGACAATATACCCGCCTTCATTGTGAATATTGGCATACGACAGCGGATCAGTCTGAAAAGTAATGCGGTCTATCCCTCGACTGACTGCATGGATACTGTCGCGAAGTTTTCCGCTTTGTATCAATACACCGCGATCCGAACCAATAGTGATCGATCTCTTTGCCCACGGTGTCAGTGATGTGTCAAGAAACCCCTGCCTGCGAAAATTCTGCTTGAAGAAGTTCACACCCGCAACTTTCGCATAGCGGTGCGCATCTTCTACCAGCGTGGATAATTCTTTGAAAAAATCAGGTAATTCAGTCCTTTCCATTTGTATTTCAAAATAAAATTGTATATTTGCAATGTTCGCGGCTGTAACAGGTCAAGAACTCCCTTCAGGAGTGTCAGTTTCGGCTGTCACTCCTGAAGTTCTTTTAAGAGTTCAGTTACTTTTCCGGTTTTTACATCTTTCCAAGACACCTTTACCGCCTTCCCGGAATAAATGAATATCATCTGCTGTCCGGAGAACTTGTCCCCATACAGTTTGTATATCCCGTTCAGTTTGTTCTGCACCATTTCCGGTTTAATGCTTTCAAATGCATCAAGATTGAAAACGGTGAATTCGCACTGCTGCTTACGCGAACTGTCCAGCCCGTTTTTAATTCCGCCTAATCCCTGAATATTCTTTAGGTCTGCCAGCTTTTCGTTAATCAAATATTCCGGGTTCTTCACACCGTCCTCATTAATGTGCGGGCGGATTTTAATCTTCATTTTCAGTTCCTTTGAAATGACACGCGCGCTTTCGACATTCTTAACCAAGTCTTTCGGATCAGCAAAATCGCTGATCATCACTTTCGATTCCGGATCACGATGGTAAGGAGCGTATAACTTGCTCCGTTCCGTCTCCTTCCTGATTTTTGCCAAATGCCCATCAGGCATTGAGAAATAAGGATGTGCGACCGTGAATATCTCACCGGATTGCCCTACGTTGTTCGCAAAGGCATCCGGTATCGTCACAATAGGCGTAGCAGGCGTTTCCGGTTCGTCCGTTTGTTCGGCATAACACCTGCACCGATATCCGTTTGGCGGGTAGTTCTGCAGCCAAAACGGGTCGTTAATAGGTTTTACGACACCATCCAGTATCCTATGTGATTCTCTTACCCGTTCATCCCCTGCAGTCACATACTTCAGGTTAGGCATTATATCCGCATTCTCCTTGAATTCCTGCCATTCACTGGCGCGTCTGCAGCTTGTTTCTGTCGTTTCAAATTCCGTGCGAAGGTAATTTTCATTATAGTCTTTATGAATTGCCATAACCTTTTCCCGGAAGTCCTCATAAGAAAGTTTTTTCCCCTTATCATCATAAAGGGCATCGTTCATCTCCTTAATTTCCTGATACGTCTTCGCTCCGGAGAACTTGAACAAGTTGTCACGTATCCGCTGGGTATCTTCCGCCAGTTCCGGATCATTATAGTCGTCTTTTCCCCATCCTTCAGCCGCCTTCTTATTCAGTTCCCCGTATGTCTTCCTGAATAACTCCTCATCAATATCTCCCGTTTTGACTTTTCGTTCATAAACTTGTTTCATCACCCTGCCGATGATGCCGCTGAAATCATACTCCCCGGCTTCCATGACGGGTGACGTTACCGCTTCATCGTCCGGTTCGGCCTTTTTTTTTTGAGGGTCTGTTTTTGGCTGATTCGGCAATGTTCCTCCCTGTTGCTCACCACCGGGATTTTTCTTTTGACCAATGATCGGAAGCCCCGTTTTCTTTGCGACCTCTTCGTGGTCAAATTCAAAGGTATAAGCCAGCTTGTTGATCGCTTCGATGTATTCCGTGATAGACAAACTTTCCGTGTCGTCCCACTTCAGTTTCAGCCTTTCAAGTGGTTTATATACCGGGCTTATTTTTACCAGTTTAGGGATGATAATATAGTTAAAATAGAACTGGAAAATCATCTTGTCATATTCGTGCCGTGATTTTTCAACACGTTCATGGACTTCTGCCGTACCTTCCCACGCCCCGTTTTCAGTTGTACCCGTCTGACCAAGCAGACGTTTACTGATTTGGTTGTCACATCGTTCCTCTAACGGTAAAAAGGCATTGGTTGTATTTCCTCCGGCTTCTTTCCCATACTCGACCTTTTCATTTCCGGACAGGACTGCAAAGAAATTATTCCTGAAATCCAACATCATCTCGAATAATTCGTCCAACCGTTTTTTATCCTGTCGGTCTGAAGTAACGAAAACAGGAGGAATGCCATATTTTTCAATGTAATTCATCCATGATCCCAAACCCAGTTTCTTTGCAAGGATGATAATTGACAGTTCATTGAGCATCCCCAAAGCCCATGCGTTTCCGAACTGGACATAATAGGGTTCAAGTGCACCGTCCTTATATGACCATCCGGTTTTGTCTGACTCTTCCTTGACGATTATCATCTGTTGCGGGATATAGTTGGACATGGGAACTTCTTCTACATGGCTGATTTCCAAGTTTTCATCAAGATGGGAAATGTCGGCAAGCGATACTCCCTGTAACTGATGTAGAAAACAAATTCTGATAAGCTGGTGAAACCACGGACGATCCAGCAGTTTCTTTGCCTCCTCGTCCTCATTGCCATTGTCATCGACAAGGTTGAATTCTGCCTGTTGTACAGGTAATACACGATTGTCAATCGTCGTTTGTAAATGTTCGTCATTATACAATGACTGGTAGAACCTGTACAGCAAGCCACGTCGCGGATCATCCGGATCGGTTGCCGAAGTTACCGCCATAATCCAATCATCAATGGTCTTTTCCCGGTAGACGACAGCCTGCCTTTTATAAGCAGCACTTGACGAAGATTGTGTCCCACTGCTATCCATCCGAAAATAATACTCATTAAGTACATTCTTCAGACTCATTCGACGAATTGCTTTCTGCTGAAACCAGTTGAATATTTCTCTTAACTTCTTGTACATAACATACCTTTTAAAAGCGGTTTAAAAACTATTTAAAGAAACCATCCGTTGTTCCGTGTATGACCAAACAGAATGGGAGATTCAACATTGCCTTCTTCATCTGTTACCAAAGGAATTTCAGGTGGCAGTGACATGATTCCGTCACGTAACTTGGCAAGTATAAGGTCAGCCCAGTCGTTCATGTCTGATAACGGGTTATTTCCCGTTTTCCGGGCTGCGTTCCGACTTACCGCACGGAAAGCGGTAATGCAGGATATTATCCGGATTAATAACCCCGTTCGTATTGGGGGAATACCGAATATCTTTTTCACGTCATAACGACCGCTTATATAGGCGGACACTTCACTGATGACAAGATCTTCAATCCCGTTCAAAACTTCCTCGTCTTTTTCGATACTTTCAACCAGCAACCGATTTTGTATGACGGTCGTCAGGTCATCCATGTTGATATACTTCATAGTTACCAAGTGTATTTACGTTTATATCTTCCCGCCTTCCACGGGCGTGTCGCGGGCTCGTCCTCTGGCTGTGGAGGATCAGTATATATTTCAAGTTTCCTCACAGCCTGTTCGTCAGCGTCCGGGCTGTCATCATGCTCTGTCATGCCCGGTTCAACAGCATACAACTGTTTCAAGCCGACAGTAATGTCCGGGCTTGCTTTCAGTTCCTCGTTGACATGCATCCGGGAATTCTGATAATATGGATGCATGCTTATCATACGAAGTATCTTGTTCGTTGTTTTAGGCGTCTGTACCGGAACAAGGTTCAACTCTACACCTGTCTCCGTCTCGGCTTCCCCTATGATACGCTTGACTTCGTCGTTCCAAAATTGGGACTCGTACTGCCAAAAGCAAATAATGTCCTTTGCTCTGAATTCAGCCTGCTTCATGCACATCCATTGTACGCAGAGTTTCATCTTTGACTGCTTTACGAATCCGTCTATCAGCCAAAAATCATTTTTATGCCGTCCCCAAATCTTACATGCGTTAAAGTCACTCGTATCTGTCCCGGCATACGCAATGTCCCAATGTGCCACGATCGCATTCATCGTGTGAAGGTCAGGGAGCTTTCCCCACTTCACCATTTCGGGCTTGAATATTTTACCCTTGACAAGCGGTACGTGGTTATATTCCGCATGTGCCGCGAGAATACCCATGTCCTTTTCCTGTTGACGATAGAACTGGGGGGAATACATCGATTTCCACGCTGGTTCATACGTTACCGGATCATAAGCCTTCACCAGATGCCAGTCCCAGTCGGGATGCCGTTGTTTGAGAATCGTCT